TTTTCACCTGGAGCATCGTCAATTCCTGCATGATCTCGGATTTGTTCAATGGCGTCAGTGACACTTCCAGCATCGCCACTGCCGTTTCCAGGTCTTTGGCTGGTATTGGCTCTGTCATTCGGTATCCTGTTAGGTCGTAGTCCTGGTCCACTGTTTCCACCAGCGAGGATATTACTGACACTGGTAGAGATGCTTGCAGCTTGAGATCCACCTGGGCGGGAGTTTCCAAACTTGAGATGGTTCCTAATCCAGTTGCGGAACGCGGCGTCCCAATCTTGTTTGACTGAGCGGGAACCGGATTCTGCTTTCCAGTGATCTTTGAAGTGTTCGATTTGTCCATTGGTTTCTACCGCTCCGATTTGGTCGATGCTCCAGGCAAACGCATTGTCTTCAGGATACCAATCATCTGGCAGTCTGGAGCCCTTGGTTTTGGGTTTAGATTTGGGGGGATCTTTTGTTTTTTCTTTTGATATACCGTTAGGTATATCTTTCTTACTACTTGGATATGGTTTTGGTTGGCATTCCTGGGGCATATGCCGGGGAGATGCCGCGGCATTATCGGTTTCCTTTGTTTTCAACCATCTAGCGTTTGCTTTACGTTTTTGTTTCTCGCTAAACATCTCGACGTTTTTTCGCACTTTTTGCAGCTTTTTCTGCGTCAACTGCCCCTTGTCATCGTACATTAGGAAGCCATCCAGGGCTGGTCGAAGGCGTGTTTTCCACTTCTGATAAGTGCAGCCCAACATGGTCGATATTCTTCTATCATCATCGGCGATTGCACAGTCTGGGGATCGCCACATAATCATCAGCAACTTCAGATATGCGCCATGCTCTTCCAACGACAAATGCATGGTGTCGCCCAGATATGCGTCTGTCCAAAATGGTAATGCTGGGAACTCAGCCATTGTTTTCATTCTCCCTTGAGCCCCAAACAGATCCGATACCCTGGGCTGCAATCCTATTGGCCTCGGCCTGGGCCTGTGTCCGCGATTCGTACCACTGAACCATGCGCCGGCGGACAGCTATCCAATTACAGCGAGGACTAGCGTCAGCGTATTCTTCCAGAGCCTTGTACGCATCCACCGCGTCGAAGCCGGCCGCTTTCCAATACGCGATTTGTTCTCTGACAATGTCTTTCATTTCCTTTTCAGTCACGAGTACTATCCGAGAACCCGCCGCTTACATAGACCACTTCCTCACCCAGCGATTGTGAATGGGACTGAAGCTGTTCAATGCGGCGATCCAAAAACCATCGGGCCTTTTCCAGTTGCTCAATGGGGTCACCTTTCTTGCCGTATCTCGCCATATATTTCCAAGCCGAGCCCAGATAATAATCGAGCTCAAATGCATCAACGACATCAATGGCGCTCATGCCGTTGCCTTTGTAATGATCTGGGTTGATAGGGTCAGACATCACCACTCCGTTATCAGAACTGTTGTGCCGGGAACATCGGCGTAATACTTGACGGCGCTGATTTCGATGACCTGTTTGTCATCGACATAAGCAATGCCATTCAGCCCATCCAGAATCAGCTTGATCAGATTATCGATGTCCGGTGTCTTGCATGGGTGCAGTATCCCGGCATCGATGGATGTCCGCTGCTTCTTTGTGTAGCTCTTGGGTATCGGCATCCCGAACACCATCCGCAAAGTGACGGGGCCGGTGACCGGCGGACAATGGGTCTGGGCATAAAACTGCACCAGGGCCTCGGCGTCTTTGGTTTTCTGTGGCGTGTAGACATGGCCAGAGCGCGACATACGAGGCCGCGCCTTGCCAACGGGGACGCCGGGGATCTTAAACTCGATCATGCTGTCCCTCTGGCGTGGAAAATCGTGGGGCAGGGGGATCTCTCAAAGCAATACCAAGCACTGTTTTCCATGCCGGTTTGATTTCCGAACCATTTAACGCGGCCGATGCTGGCAACATTGGAACAGCGAGCCATATGCGTGGCCATCCGTTTGTTGTGCATCAGATCCGCGTTCAACAACAACCAAGTCCTGGCGATAGTGCTCAGATGATCGATCAGGGGATCTAACACCGGCCAAGACCAGGGTGGGTTGGTGATAAACATATGGCCTACACAATTTGTTAGATTCATTGCGTCTATACGCCGAATAGAGGGGTCCTGGGGCTCGATGTCCGACCAGCCGATACATGGAACCCCTGCATCTTCCAGATGACGCACCAGGGCGCCATCACCGGCGCAGGGCTCATTAAATGTAGCCCCCGGGGGGATATGAGGGAGTAGGGACCGAATCGCCTCGGCCGGCGTAGGATAAAAGTCACGCTCGATCTTCTTATATGACGACCGCTTACCCAATGTGCCCGTCCATAGTATCTGGCGTCACGGCCGGCGCTGGGCATACAGAACAGCGGGCTGGCGTGTCAGGTTTCAGACAGGTTGTCGGCTCCAGCCCCTCGACCATTATCGGCACGATGTAATCCAGCTTTGATTCGATAAATGCCGATAATGTCAAGCCAGCTTGCTCTGACAAGCACATCATATCTGCAACCAAATTGGTCGAAAGATGCAGGAAAAGTGTCGTTTTTTGATTATTCATTGAATTATTTTCAAATAATGGCATTAGGAAGCTTGACAGACTTATACCACGGGTCCATAAAGGGGGTCAACGGAACGAACTGGCGACAACGCCACAACAGAAGCAAACAGGAGAAAAAAATGTTCAATGAATCTCAAGGCACGATTACCATCACTTGGTACAAAGACAACAGCAAACGCGGCATCTGGTGCGCTGATGTTCTTAACGTAGACGGATCTCGCTGGGTCAAATGGCAGTCCCACTGGCACACCAAAAAGAGCTTGTTTGAAGCCATCCACGATGGCGCATCCGCCAGCGGCTATGCTTACAATATTGTTGAGGGCAAACACTGCATCAATTAGCCCCCCACACACCCCCCAACAGCCCCTGGCGATTAAATTCGCAGGGGCTAAAGGGGTGCCAACAAACAGACAGGAGCACCCCAAATGACTTGGATACCAGCAAACGCAGGGTTTGAAATTGGTCAAGAGATCATCGACCCGGCAACTTCAGAAAAATGGATCGTGCTTAACGTGGGCCGTGTCTGGCGTGAAAACACGTTCCTACATTTAAAGCATGCGACGAAAACACAACCGGGCGTCAAGGTTCAGCACCCAGTACAACGCGGTTGTTTGGTAAACCGCACAACGGGTGAACACACCAAATCCCCTTGGTGACACGGCCCCGCCATATCCCAACAGCCCCTGGCGATTAAATTCGCAGGGGCCTTGAGGGTGCCGGGATTGTCCTGGCAAAAACAGGAGAAAGAAAATGGAAAAGAGCACCCACAAAATCGGCACCAATAGAGGCCGCAAGCGGATCTGGCTCGATGGCAAACGTCTGGCCAATCACGGGTTCACCGGCGGGCAGCAGTTTGTCCTGACAATACATGAGGGCTGGTTAGTCCTAGATGCCATGACAGCAGCCGAGATCCAAGAAACACTGGATTTTAATAATTTGGTTGAAGGGCAACAGGTTCGCAAAATTACCGGCCGGCCCGATGGTAAACCCATTATTGATATAACCGGCTCGACTGTATCCGATACTTTTGGCGACATCAGCCAAGTAGAGGTCACGTTCACTAAGCGCCAAATCACCATCCACCCCGCTTAAGGAGAAAAATGATGCCTAGCTCAAAAGGTTACAACGCCGGCGAACCGCACCAGGGACCTGTCGTTTTATATTTGCGTGTTTCCACCGGCAAGCAAGGCGCCGATGGCCTGGGCGTCGATGCCCAGCGCGCCGCCTGCTTTGACTATTTGAATGGCGGATCTTGGAAAGTTATTGCAGAGTTCGTGGAAGTGGAATCGGGCAAGAAAGATAACCGCACCAAATTACTCGAGGCCATCGAGCTCTGCAAAAAGAAAAAAGCCACACTGGTTGTGGCCAAGCTTGACCGGCTGTCCCGTGACGTTGAGTTCACCGCTCACCTGATGAAGAGCAAAGTCGATTTTGTTGCAGCCGATATGCCGATGGCGAATACCTTGACCATCCACATTATGGCCGCAATGGCCCAGCACGAACGCGAGATGGTGTCCGTTAGGACCAAGGCCGCTCTCCAGGCCCTGAAAGCGAAGGGCAAGGTCCTGGGCGCCGCCCCAGCCGCCTTAAAAGCCGCCGGCGTCAAAGGTAACGAGGTTGTCGCGGCGCGGGCCAAGCTTCATGCCGACAATGTCTACCCAATAATTCAAGACATCAAAGAGCGCGGCGGCTGCACTACCCTGAGAGAGATCGCCAACGCTCTTGAGGCCCGCGGTATCAAGACACACACCGGCCGCACATCATGGCACCCCCAGCAAGTCAGCAATGTGATCCAGCGGGCAGAGGAGAATTGAGATGCCTGACAAAGAAACAAAAATTAGGTTAGAGCAAAAAGAGCCAGAGTTGATTCAATATTTTAAAGAGGTTTCCGCCACCGCTCCGCTGCGATTCATTTTGGCCGAGACAAGAAAGACGTTGGATACGTTCAATAATTGGCCGGATGCGGATTCTATCGGGCGCTGGGCGATGCAGGATAGGCGGACGCATCACATAGTCGCGTGTGTTCTTGAGTCAGCGTATTCCGCCGCGGTAAGTGGCAGTACCAAATTAGGCATCGAAAAACATACTCTGGTTACGACCACAGCGAACAGCGCAAAAAAAGGTAGATCGAGATCGACAGCCTACGCGATTATCCGGGATGGTCTTGAGCGCAACTATTTTGGCGAGTATCACCGCCAGCGGATGACATATGTGTATGCGACTCTTCCACTACTTGCATCGCACTTCAAATGGAGTCACTCCCAAGCAGTTGTGCGAAAAAAACATAACCTCGCCGAACTATCAAAAGCTGCCGACGTCAACGCAATGAAGGTCGTCCAGGATACTTTTGAAGTGGCCGTCACAGCTTTTGAGACAAGGCTTAGACAAAAATTGATAGAATGAATGGCGCAAGTCCAAAATTTGGACGAACAATCCTAAAATAGGACTCGCTTTTTTCAAAAAAGGGGGTGTAAATTTGTTGAAAACAAAACGAGAAAAAACGAGAAAAGGGTGGAACAATGGCTAGACGTAAAAACAGGTTCATGATACGTTCTCAGGCTGAACAGCTACGAGTGCTGCGGTACATGGGAGCGGAAATGTCGCGTATCGATATTCCAATGCTGCATAACGACCACATCAAATGGGCAGCGTGTACGCTGATGGAATTAGCCGACTGCCTGGGTGAGATCGCTAGCCGAAAAAATCAAACAGCAGTCAACAGAATCTTCGACGCTCGAGTAACCATCCATGGTGCCAGGGAAGCTCTTAGGTCATATGCTTCCGACGATATAGAGGGGGTTCGAGACAACAACCACTGGAACTATGACTAATCCGAAAATGCTTTGCAAACCCAAAACAGGAGAAAATTATGGAAAGCTCAATGTCGCATAATGTATATTCACGCAGCAACTACGGGATTACTACATATATAAGACTAGTTGCATATAGCCTTGCCGCCGGGGCAGGGATCTACGCTTTAATCCTGGTCTTGTTTTTCTATTTTTCACTTGTCGAGTAGGTCATGGCAGATCTATTTGACCGCTACCCAGATTCGCCGGGAACGGCACCTGTGGATACATCGATCAATGCCGGCGCCAGGATTGCCGGCAAGGCTAACATCATTCGAGAGCAGTGTTTAACGGTCTTCAGCCGCGGTGGATTCACCGCCGATGAGGTGGCGGCGCGCATTAGTCTGCACTGGCAGTCGGTGCGGCCGCGAATTACCGAGCTCAAAGCCACAGGACATATTGTAGATACCGGCCATCGCCGGCCGAGCGCCATGGGATCGCCCCAGGCAGTTTTCTGTCTAGCTTCCAAAGCGTCAAAACTGCAATAGCCCCAAACTTTATACCTACTATTTAAAAGGAATATCAGAACAATGGTTGGAAAACTTACAGACGATAAAAAGATGTCTGCGTCACGTTTGCCCGCATTATTTGGAGCATCACCGTACAATACCAAGAATGAAGAGCTCCGCTATTCGCTCGATGCAATCATGGGGACATTAATCGCTCTCGAGCAAAACGAGTTCATGTTTTGGGGGGATCGCCTGGAGCCAATTGTCGGATTTGAGGCGGCAAAGGTTCTCGGTTTGACTGAGCTCCAGACCGACATCCCCGCGGCAGTTGTCCACAGTAGTTTACCCCTGCAGTGCAGCCTCGATGCGCTGGGTGAGGGAGATGGGCGGACGATCAAGAATGGCGATATTGAAAATGTCGTAGTCGTTGGCGCCGATGAGATCGCCCTCGAGGGCATCGGTGTCTTGGAGATAAAGACCACGAATGGCCGGCCCGAGGATGAGCTCCCGCTGCACCGTGGGCCGCTTCAGTTGCAGGGGCAGTTGATGTGCACTGATCTAAAGTGGGGGGCTGTCGCGGTCTTATATGGTGGCAACCAGTTGCGGGTTTTCCTGTTTCACCGGCATGAGAAAACCATCGAGGCCATCGAGCGCGAGGTGCTCGACTTTGAGCGCCGCTTGCATGAAGACCCTGTCGATTGGTATGCGATTGAGCATGAGCTCGATCCCATCACGATCTTTCCATCTGGCGAATTAGAAACGCCGGTGATTTTGAACGACAATATCGAAAAGCTTTTGGACAGTTACGATCTGGCCAAGC